CACGACCAGGCTTAAGGACCACCAGCCCGAGTTCCGGTACCGGAACAGGTCGAAGCAATACCCGCACGTTACCTCCAGATCCGTTGCTGGAATGTGCGGGACGGACGCGGTGGGCGTTCAGAGTAAGGCAGTCTGACTGAGATGATCCAGTGTCGGAAGTCGAGGCTGAGGTCTTTCTGAAACTCGTAACCACGTCTGCGGTAGTTCTGAATCAGCCATTCGGCCTGTTCTTCAGTGCATGGACCATGCTGGAACCAGTCAGATTTGAATGCATGAGAACGCCGCCCGCGCCTGCTGGCAAGGACGGCGAGATTATCAGAATTGTGTGATCTGGAATTTTGCGCCATCGGCTTTCTCCGGTGGCACAGTGTTACTCAGCAGGGGTTCGGCCCTGCGCTGAATTGTAGATGAATTCACTCATCTTCAAAAGCAGAAAAACCAGCCTTAAGCCCAGCTTCTTTCAGAGACTGCAATGATGTGACAAATTCATTTTCACGCAAAATAAAACCATCCGTCACCAGTCCATCCACAAAGTAAATTAACGCCGCCCCACTCTTCCTTTGTTGAGACTGTAAACATTTAATACGGCAGTGGCTGACAATAGCGCCATTCTCAACGCGCACAGTATAGAGGCCATCTTCACTAAAAATTTCAACCAATTCTTCGATTTTCATCAACAGAATCCTTCCAGATAAATAGCACTCCCCTGCTCGGGGTCCATCCCTCTTCTCCCTGCGCGCTACTTAAGAGCCTCGATTCTAGCCGTGAAGACATACCGATCAACAGCAATAAGCCACCTGAATAACAGAATCAGCCAGCCACATCAGTACAACCAGATGCATCATGCTCACCGAAAATAAACAACAAAAAACCCGCCGAAGCGGGTTAAGTGCGGGTGCGTTGAGGATGCCTGACACATCAGAGGTGGCGAGGGATTTCTCCCCCGCCGGGTCTCTTACTCCTCAGGTTCGTAAGCTGTGAAGACAGCGACCTCCGTCTGGCCGGTTCGGATTCGTACCTCGCAGAGGTCTTTCCTCGTTACCAGTGCCGTCACTATGACGGTTAAACAGATGACGATCAGGGCGATTAACATCGCCTTTTGCTGCTTCATAGCCTGCTTCTCCTTGCCTTTCGGCACGTAAGAGGCTAATCTTCAGTTGTCGAGACATAAGACTGGCCTCACTTCGATTTATAGTCGGGTGGGGCTTTTCTCTATCTGCCTTTGGTGGCATGCCCGAGACAGATAGCCTCAAGCACCCGCAGCAATTCTACTTAACTCTCCTTTTCCCGCAAACCGTTTTTATCCCCAACGGCAATTCGAATACACTACCAGCGCCACCGCCAGTGCAATTCCTACCGTTGTGAATGCTTCAGGCCAGGTCATCGTAAAATATCCTCCGCGCTTATCAGTCCGTTTCGCTTCAGGTAGACCATCGCCTTCTCCGGTAATTTGCAGTCCGGCTTCGCTTTCCTCAATTGGCTAACCAGTTGTTTAATCAGCATTGTTAATTCCCGTACCTGAACGTCCCTTTTGGTATCCTCATTGGTGAGGATACCATCGTCTTTCCCCTGAAGCATGGCGGCGCAGCAGGCGTTCCATGAAATTTCCTGAAGGGAACGACGAATCTGTGTGCTGCATATACTCCTCCCTGACTCCTGGCTGTTAAACCATGTTTCAAATTCCGGCACTACCGTCGCTGGCGGAGCAGCGTATAGCGGCACGTATATTTCCGGTTCCTTGTCTGCTCCTGGTTGCCCTTCCAGTGAGAATGTCTTTCCGGTAAATCGATTCATATAAAGCATTGGCTCTGCTTCCAGTGATGCCAGTGCGATACGAAACACATTGGCAAGCAGGCTGTCTGAAGATTGGTTATCGTGCGCCGGGTCGCTCAGGAAACCAGTGATGAATGATTTAATCTCCGCGTTTTCTCTGGTAATAGTGGTCATATCAGTTCTCCTTATACGGATTAATTTTATTGTGCAGTGTGTTGAACAACGCCCATACCACGTCGTTATACAATTCAATAACTGGCTCAATTATTTTCCCGATTGCCCAGACAAAAATTAGCGGGGATATCGGTATCATCAACACGATAAACAGAATGAGAAACAAAAATTCTGTCGCTCTACTTTTTCGCGGATATTCTTTTCTGAATAATGTAGGCACATCACTCTCCTTTGATGCCAATGTTTACAGCCTGGCAAGCCTCTTTGAGCACCCAGTCAACAGCGTCTTTCCATGCTCCGGTTTCGACTGGCGGATTTTCACGCTTAACCTGTTCATAGAAGCGCACTGCTTTAATCAATCCTTCTGGTGTCAGTGGCACAGGCGGGGCAGTGAATAACGCCTGAATTTCATAGCTCGGCCTGTCGTTGCAATCCTCTTTTGTCGGTACATATTTCCAGTCACCAACCCACGACTCCCCCTGAGAGTCCGTAACGCCTTTTTTCACGTAGCGATATCGCCATGCAACTGGTTTTGCCTGCCCTGCCGTTTCATGTCCTTCCTGATAATTAATCTCGCTCATTCATCGCCCCACTCATCACAATATGCTTCGACCGGAGTTTTTCCTGCTTCGTAGTCATCACGCCATGCTTCAGCATCAGCGGCACTTCCACCGCGTAACTCTGCATAGTCCATTAACAGTTCATGCCATTCTTCAAAACTGACGTTGTATTTAGTTGAACCAAAATCAGCCATTTTGTTCTTCCTCTTCGTCTTTTATTTCGTGATATGAGTAATTGCAGCAGTTAAAGAAAATTTCTTTTGCTTCGTCATGAATTTCATCAGGTGTTGCGTCATCGTCCACTTCGAATACATCCTCAAAATCTCCACCAGCTATTCCAGTTTCAATAATTATTTTGAACTTTCGCATTTCACTACCGCCCTTTCGGGCGGCCTCCGGATGATTTGAGGGTGCAGGAATCCCTCCGGTTAAGGATTTAATAAAAACCACTTCTGATTTAAATTTTCAGTGTTTTGTTGCCAGGTGATTTATCGCCTTTACGCTTCAGCCTTATTTCGCAACCAGACACAAACCGGGCCATCTTCGGTGTCATGTATTGAACCAATAAACCATCCATCGCCCTCTGGTCGTTCCGGTTTCCAGGAGGCAATATCGGGACCATCTGCATCAAGATTAAAATCATCTTCATCCATAGTTCTGATGGTCCATTGAAGATTATTTTCCTCCATCCATGCGTTAAACTCTTCCGTTGAAATATGTTCTCTACCATCACAGAATTTTTCATATTCAGGATGCGTCCAGCAGCCATATTCATCACGTACTACTGGTATTTCTTTAATTTCATTCATTTCTGTTCTCCCACGTTTTCAGACTTTCACCACAGAACGGACAAAATGAAACCCGCACTGGTGATTTAGAAAATTCACCGGAACGCAACATCACCAAATCAGGGCCGCGAGTTAAACTCTCATTCCAGATTTTGTATATCAGCAGACCTTTTCGCGTCGTGTATTCAGCATCATGCTCAAGGGATTTTGCCAGTGCTGCACATGGTTCTATCTTGTTGCCATTAATTTGGCATTTTGGCTCACTCACTGTTTACCTCCTTTTCGAAGCTGTTCGGCGATATCTTCGAGAACGCCATCAGAGAATGAGCGGTCAAAATCGCCTTCCGGCGCATTAGCCATAAACTCAGTAGAGGTAAGAATCATCCGGGCAATATCCGCGGCGTTCTTCGCAGTATCATCAATAAAACCAGCTTCCCAGGCAGCCAGCATTCTGTTCGCCACAAAGTAAGCGCCCTCCTTGCGTGCTTCAGTCTTCACTTCAGCCAAGAAAGCGTCGGTGGCTGGGGTTTGCGGCATCCTTCCGTCTATTGCGCAGATATACGCATCAGATAGTTCATCCTGCTCGCCATCAAACACGTAGCAACTCTGTACGATAAATTTATTCAGCCCCGCATTCTCCGCCGCAAGCGCAGCAAGATTAGTCTCCAGCTCTGCAATGCGTTTGCTTTGGGCTTCCCGTTCATCCAACAGTGCCAGCACGGTAGCCGGATTGGCTGCTGCTATGAATCGCTTATTGGCGCGATTATCTGGTCCTGAGCATGATGCTATGTAGTAATTTGCGTTCAGTCCGGCATCAGCAATTAACCCATAATCATCAGAACACCATTCGCCAGGGGTTGCATTTTCTGCCGCCATTCGCAGTGCCTGGTAATTAATGTTGCTCACTGGTTTCCTCCTGGCAAAGCTGGGCGACAATATCGCGATATTTATTCAGCTCCCGCAGCGCGGCACAGACTCGCTCCCATTTCCGGATATCACTTTTCGCCCGACGCAGTTCGCGGTTTGCCTGTCGCAGCGATGGCAGAACCAGATTATCCACTCGCTTCTCAAGCGGCTGCACAATGTCCGCCACAGTTTCTGTTTTAATATCTTCCTGTGTTGCAGCTTCCTGTACTGGTAACGCAACACATGCAGGCTGAGGAAAGGCTTTACCATCAGTTTCCGCTACCGATGCCGCTTTCGGCTCTGCTGGTAAATTACCGCCCGGCATGCAGTAACGAAATTTACCGTTCTGATTAACACGAATCAGACGACCTTTGCTGATTGCCATTGCCAGCGTTGAAGCCACTTTGCGGGATGTTGTACCGAACAGCGTAGCCAGTTCATCCGCCGTTTGTGGTCCGCGTTGTTCAATCGTCGCGGTTAAATCGTACTCTGAGATTTTCGCCACTGTCGCCGTGGTGGTTTCTTCCGGCTGTTCTTCTGGCGCTGGCTGTTCCTGCTGAACGTTGTTATCAGCCACACGCCAGGTGTATACGCTTTTATCAACGAAGCCAGCCTTTTTCAGTTCCCACAGCTCGTTCAGTACTTCTTCACGACTGATATCAAGTCGCGCAGCCAGCTCTACCGACGTGGCTTTTCCCATCGCTTTCAGTGCGTCAAAAACAGTCTCCATTAAAATTTCCTCCCGGTAAAAATTACTTCTCAACTCAAACAAACCCAGCCGCTTTCCGGCGTTCATATTCCTGTTTCAGTAACTCAATTGGCGTTGGCCCCGACGGGCGTTTGGGTGCCGCCAGTTGTCGCCGGACTGGCGGAACGCTCAGGCCGTTACTAACATGCTTTGCCCATTTCGTCAGCTGCCGTTCTGCAAGCTGTTTTAATTCCCCTTCGGTCATCTGACGCTCAATCCCCTTATCACGCATCTCGAGGCAAATGTGATACAGCACAGGCTGAGACCACGGGTACTTATCACTTCCGTCGTATCGCCAGGACTCATTGCGCCAGCGGCGGTACTCCTCCATCACAGCATCCACCGTCAGACCAAATGGATTTGCCCCACTCTCCGAAATCAGCGCCACAAACTCAGCCAGGTCCGGAGGCCATGTTTCACCCGCCCGGCAGCGGTCCATGCACTGGCGGCAGACCAGCCGGATTTGCTGCTCAGTCATCGCGCCAATCTGTGCAATCCAGAGCTTCGAAGGTGCGGCCCCGTTCTTCTGGGTCCAGCGGTTCGAATAAACCTCCCCCATGAGTTCCCACAGCTTCCACGCCGTTTCCGTCGCTGATAAATCCGTTTTCACGTTCCCACTGCTCACGTGCTGCCCGAATTTCCTGAACTGCCCGTGATGCGGTGCCGCCTGGTGCTGCTGCATGGCTCACCCCCTTGCTGACTGGTTTAACCTGCGCCCTGACGTGATGTACGTGACGGGCGAATTTCTGCTCCCACTGAACCTGCGTGAAAACTTTCCCCTCCGCTGCCCAGTAGTCCCGGAAGGCGGCAAGTTCAGCTGGTGTAAATTCCGGCTCCGGCAGAGCCATCCCCCACAACGCAGCCCGTCGTCGAAAATCCCGTGACGGATGCCAGCTATCGGTCATCGGAAATTTTCCGATGGGCTCGCTCAGGCCATCCAGGAATACAGGGGATGTTGCCTGTAACGACAAAACTTCCTGCTCACTGGTCGGAGCACTCTCGTGTGCGTTATGTGTGGGGTTTAGATCTTTGGGTTCCTTTGGGTTCCGTGATCCGTTTTTGGGTGTCTTTGATGGAAAATTTGGGTGTCTTTGGTTATTTTCCATGCAGAAAAGAGTTCCGTTTTTGGGGCTGTTTTGTGCTGAAACATAACCGTTTTTGGTACTGTTTTTATTAACAGCACCAATTTTACCCACCTTTAAAGACTCCCGTTTTTGGGTGTATTCAGGCTCGGCAACACTTTCTTCTACACCGATAAGTCGGTACACCACGATTTGCTTTGTTCGGCCTTTTCTCTCACCGGTATCAATAATTAACCCAATCTCCATCAGGTGTCGTAAGCTGTCCTGCACAGTCTTTTTGTTCAGTTCCGTTACTTCTGCCAGTGCAGATACAGACGGGTATGCGCACAAATCGGCACCGCACATATCAGCAAGCCAGGTCAATACTGACTTACTGGATGAACTGCCGGTTTTCACCTTTTTAGCCCATCGTAGTGCATCGATACTCATACGAACCCCAGACAGATATTTGTTTATCTGCAAAGTAATGTTGGTATTGCTGACGATACGCATGCTTGAAAGCAATAGCTTTTTCTATAAGCTCGTCAGTCTCACGTTCCACAACAGCTGGATCCGCAAAAAGCAGCCCGGACTCCACCACATCGCCATATTCTTTGTTTAACCCGGCGATCATGTACGTAATGCTTTTTCCGTCAGTAATTTCACAATACAACCTGAAATCGCTGATCCGGATAGCCTCCATAATTGCCGGAATCAGCGCCGTGAATTTTTCCCGCTTATCCCTGGTGTCGATAGCTTTCCAGCGTTCAAATATTTTCACCCGGTTAACGCCCAGTGCCCGTTGATCAACCGCGCCATCATCAAACGTGACGCGTTGAACATCAATGTTCGGGCGTTCTTTCAGAGCCCAGAATGCTTCCGTGATTAATATCGTCGCCTGCTCCTGTGTCATTCCTGGTCGGCATACCCAGGAATCCAGAGCCTCACAAGCCTGTTCAGGGGTGATTTTCATTGTTCAACCGCCCCGCACGCTTTGCCTTACGATATTCGTCATAAACTTTGGGATCGTACTGAAGCTCCCCGCCGGATGCCTCCTGTAGACGCATCGCGCGACCTTCAGGAACCAGTTCCCCCCATGCAGCAATGCTTGCCAGCCTAACTCCTGCGGCATTGGCAATGCTTTGTTTTGCTGCCAAAAAACGCTATAGCATCAATTTTCAACATATCGAGCTCCTTAGATTTTCCTAAGGAAACTAGATCGTAGAGAAACCTAAGTCAAGAAAAATTAGAATTCCCTAATATGAAAAACGAAACCTTCGGTGCTCGCCTCTTACATAGGCGTAAAAAATTAAAACTGTCTCAGGCCGCATTAGGTAAGCTGGTCAAAGTGGCTCACGTAACAATTTCTCAATGGGAAAGAGATGAAACACAGCCGGCGGGGAAAAGATTATTCGCACTGAGCCAAGCGCTTCAGTGCTCACCGACTTGGCTTCTTTTTGGGGATGAAGATAAACAACCAGGCGAACCGATCCCGGATAATCAGCCAGCCATTCTGACAGAAGATCAAAAAGAGTTACTTCAACTGTTCGACGCACTGCCTGAGTCAGAGCAAAAAGCCCTGTTGTCAGAGATGCGTGCTCGAGTTGAAAATTTCAACAAACTTTTTGAAGAACTACTCAAAGCTCGCAAAAGAAGCGCAAACAAATAATCCCCTTTTTTCTCCACACCCTGTAATAAAAAGCACAAACTTTCAAACACTTGTGTTTTTTACATCAAAAAACTTAGGTTTTTCTACATAAAAACCTTGACCACCCACCTTAGGTTATTCTAAATTTCATTCATCAAGACACCGCACGGTGTTCTCAGCAAACAGTTCCGCCACCCCGGCGTTAAGGGGAAATGAGGTCAACATGGATACTATCGATCTTGGCAACAACGAATCTCTGGTGTGCGGCGTGTTCCCCAACCAGGACGGTACGTTCACCGCGATGACATATACCAAAAGCAAAACGTTTAAAACCGAAAATGGTGCCCGTCGCTGGCTGGAAAGAAACTCAGGTGAGTGATATGGATTTCGACGCAATCATGAAAAAGGCTTACGAAGAATACTTCGAAGGCCTTGCTGAAGGCGAAGAAGCTCTCAGCTTCAGTGAGTTTAAACAGACGCTTTCCAGTCCGGCAAAATCTAACGGCTGATAGGCGAAGCAGCACCGCGAGGAATCAGTATGCAGAAACGAGAACCCGTCATCATCGCGCCAGACTATACCGATGATGAACTTTATGAGTGGATGCGCCAGAAAATTAATGCAGCGCAGGACCTGAAATGGGCCAATGAAGCCAGGGCTAAGCAGGCTGAAAATCTGTCCGCTCTGGAGCAGGATATCACCAGGCTGGAAAAAGCGGCGGCATTAAGCATTGCCAGAATGATTACATACCCACGTTAATAGCTAACCAACGAGGCTAATAATGGAATTTAAAGATTTACCAAAAGAAATCCAGACAATTGCTGCAACGACTCTCGGTGATAGCCTGGTGAAAATTGACCCCGCATGCACCAAAAAAGAAACCATCGATAATATGGTTCGTAATGTGCGCAATGCTTTTTCTGGGCTATATGGTTCTGATAATCAAAAGCAGGAAAGCGATGTTAATGAACGGGTAATTTCTGTTTGCCTGAATGGCCATGTTCTTTCATCAATCAAAACAGAAACAGCGACAGCCATCGATTACCTTTGCATTGTACAGAGCCTTTTTGATGCCCTGTTTCGTTCAGTGAATTTAAAAAATGATGCAAATCTGCGAGGGCGCACAATAGCACATTCATATGCACATACTTTAGGCTCTGTGGATGTTAAAAATAATACCCTGCAAGTTACTCTCGAACATTCACCGCAAGAGTTGAAAACGGAAAAATACGATGCAAATAAAAATAATAACGATAAACCTGATTTGTTTATTATCAGCTCAAAGCTACTGGAAGTCATGAAGAGCGAGCTTGAGAAACACGACATCAAGCCCACTCCTGTATATTTACGATGGATAATGAAGATTATTGATGCTTCTCTGCCATAAGCTTCTTATCCAGGAATGCTTCAAATTTATCGTAAATGACGTCAATCTCCCCCATTTGCTCGGTAGCAATAGAAATGGCGTGAGATGGTGAAATGGGCACCTGGCAATGGGCGTTAAAGGTTTCCACAGCCAGGCGCATAAGGAACATTACTTTTTCTTCTTGTGTCATAAATTTCACCCTCCTGAGGGTTGGTAATTAAGGAGTTCTCCACGGGTCAGGTGGAGTGCGTGCGCCGGACACGGGTGAGCATCCGGCACTGGCAGTTTACTGAAAGGATATATCCCTGAAAAGTCAGGGCATAACACGGAAGCGCACAGCGAAGTCATTCCTCCCTTTGTTGTGTACCACTGACATCTTCGTCTGTGCGCTTCCGGTTGTGGCACTCCGCGAAATGGCGCGGCGGTAAGTATGGCGAGGCTATCCTTTCCTCGAGATAACA